GGATAATAGACTGCAGGCCCAACTTCCCCACCTTCAGCAATTCCGAGTGATCGGTAATTATACTGCTGTGTCGGGTGTTGTAGCTGCGATGACTATCTTTCCAGCTATTGTTGTGCAGAACGCCAGTCCCAGCGGTTCGGACTTTAATACCATCTCGAATAACACCGCTAACGCGACTGTTAATTCGATCCCTGGTAGTACGGCAGCTGTTACGTTTTTGGGTACCGCTTCGGCGTCTGTCCGTCAACGTGCTCTCCTTTCAAAGGATGCCATCGTTGTTAATACGGCTGATCTGATCATGCCTGCGACGGGTATCGGTTCTCGTAAGTCTTTGACTAAGGTTCCGATCTCGGTCCGTATGTGGCAGAACTCCGTCTTTAATACGGGCGAACACCAAGTCCGCTTCGACGTGGCCCTCTCGGCTAACGTGGTTGATCGGCGTAGGATTGTTCGTATCAACGGCTCTACTGGCACCGACGTCTAAGAACTCTAACGGGGAGGGCTCTTTTGGGTTCTCCCCACCTTAGGAGAAATGAATGACTAATCCAACTTTCTCTACTACTAAGTTGACGCCCGGAGCCGGTTGGGTTGAGCTCGCTGCCGGACCTTCCACAGCATTTCTACGAGTCAGCAAGAATGTTCATCATGTTCCAGTTTTTCTTTTCGTAGGATCTAGTGCCCCCTCTTTAAATCCTACTAATGCTACTGGTTCTGTTGTCTTTTCAACTGGTGTACCAACGAATGGCCAAACTGTTCTTATTGGTACTGAGACCTATACGTTTGTTACCAGTGGTTCTGCTCCTTTTGATGTTGTTATTGGAGCTACATTCCTTCTGACTGCAACTGCTTTTGCTGCGGCTGTCAATGCTAATAGTCAACTTGTAACCGCTGCGGACGTCAGTGGAACTGTTACTCTTACGGCCATTTCTAATGGTCCTGTAGGTAATTACACTGTCACTACGGCCGCTACACACGTGGTTGGTACGAGTTTGTCTGGTGGTGCTCTTGCTGTGGCAGGTTTCCGTATGGAGACCTGTGACACTCACTTTGATGGTGCCTATAGTGGTAATCTTTATGGACGTATTATAACGAACTCCAACGATAGTGTTACCGTTAGCGTCTGGCAACTTTAAATGACTAGTACCTCAATTCTCAGTATCATCACCGACGCCTTGCGGGAGACTAATCTAATTCCGCTTGGTGTTGTGCCTAGTGCTCCACAGCAAGCCGAAGCCTTCACAAAGCTCCAGGCCATTGTGTCTAGTGTGCTTGGTAATGAAGTTGGGGAAAACCTTAATCCTTTTCCTCTTGGTCAAGATAATATCACTAGTCCTGTAGGATATCCCTGGTGGAATAATAGTCTACCAGGGAACCTATTCGTTCCTGTTAATGCACGTATTATGTGTAATCTGACTGGTGAAGGTTTTATTAATCTACACCCTAAACCGCATGACGGTGCTCGTATGGGTATCGTTGATGTTGCCGGTAACTTTGCAGTCAATGAACTCACCATCTTTGGCAACGGTCGTATGATCGAAGGTGAGAGTGAAATGACCTATAATACTCCCGGAGAAATTCGTGAATGGGTATATCGAGAAGACCTAGGTAACTGGGTTGTAGTTATACCCATCACACTTGACGGTAATATGCCATTCCCCTCAGAGTTTGATGACTTCTTTATTATTAGACTAGCTGAGCGTCTTAATCCTCGTTATGGTCAGATTATGCATCCGGCCTCTATGGAGACGCTAAAGGAGATGACTACCAAACTTACAGCTCGCTATAGCCAAACCACTGTTCAAATGCCTGTTGAGTCTGGTTTGCTTTATCTCACCCATTGGAATCGTTTCTGGGGATATGGAGCTTATGGCCCTACCTATGGTGATCCCAACGATATGTTCAATTCTGGATTTCCTTATTAAAATGCCATATAGTAGAAGTAAAGAGAAGCGTCTAGCTAAACTAACTAAATGGCCAGATCTCAGATATAGTCCAGAAGGTGTTGCTAAGCTTTTCTATAGTGCGGAAGAAGTACCATTTGGGTGGTCCAATAAACATCCAGGCATATTTATTGATAGACCCACGGAACAGTTAGATAGGGAAGATTTGATTAAACAACTGACCACAAAGAATATAAAAATAAAGCCTACTTGGGGCAATGCACATATGAAGAAGGTTTTGAACGGTGACTGCAGTACCGCTTGGTAAAGGTGCCTATGAACGTTTATATGCAGGCGCACCTGTTATTGAACTACTTAATCGTTGGTTAGAGGCTAATCCGGCTAACCTTCGAGAAGGGACTTCTGTACTTGCTCGGCCCGGAACTACACAAATAGTCCCAGCACTTGATCAAGGAACCTTTTCAGGTTTAGGTTCAATGCGCGGTAATTATGCTCTCAGTGGACTATTCAATGATAGCCTCTTTGTTGTTTGTGGTTCTAATCTATATATGATCTCGGACACTGTGTCTGGTGATGGTTCCGCCCTTACAGTAACACCTATTACGGGCACAATTAATGGTACAGGTTATCCTGAAGTTGCATGGCAAGCTGGTGCAGGTTATCAGCGTCTTTGGATTTCAGATGGACTTCTATTGCAATACTATTCTGGTTTGTCGCAAGCCAATGGTACTTTAGGTTGTCTTACTGGAACCGTTGTTAATGGGACAGACACATTTGAAGTTGGTGGTGTGTACTATACTTGGGGCACATCTTTCAGTTCCTCAGACGCAGGGACTAGTTCTAATCCTTTTGTCGTCAATCCCACGAGTATTCAATTTGGTAATGATCCTCTTGGTCAAGTTGTTCTCGCAATAACATCGACTGGTGTTAGCGGCACAGACTATAGTGGTACAATTACAGGGCCTAATGCATTTGTCACTGCAACTAATACAGCTCTTCAATTTGCTAATGAGAATGATACAAACTATGTTCCTCCGGCTACAACTATTCTAATACAGGCAATAACCCCTGGAACTGCTGGTAATTCTATTACCTTTACAGTGACCGGTGGAACGTCTCTCACGGCCTCTGGTAGTGGCACCTTGGCTGCTGGTGGTTTGAATGTACTGCAAGGCTGTACGATGCCTTCAGGACTCACCCCGGGGTCTATTACACAAGTTAGTAGTTATGTATTGGTTGCTATCAATAATAGTCAAGAATTCTATTGGATTAATCCGGGTGCGACAAATATTCAAGGACTTGATTTTGCTTCTAAAGAAAGCTCGCCAGATCCCATTATATCTATGAGAGCTGTCGGTGATCAGGTGATGATTATGGGTGCCAAATCAACTGAAAACTGGTATGCAACAGGTAATTTGCAGGCCCCATTTGCACCTATCGAAGGGCGTGTCTATGCTCGTGGAGTAATAGGCGGAACACCAGTAGTCGTGGACGACGGTATACTACTCGTAGGTGATGATGGTCGTGTCTACTCCATCGGCTATCAACCAGGGGACTCAACAGACACATCTTGGGGAGTAAATAGGGTTTCTAACAATGGGATTGAAGAACGTGTACGATATCAAACTCGCAGACAGCAAGGGCTAATCCCATGACCGCAATTTATATGGATTCCTTTGATCACTATGGTCCGGGACAACAGGGCGCTAATAACATGCTTAATGGCGCATGGGCCGAAATCCAAGGGAATATTTTTGGTACCCCAGGCCCTACGGTGCCTCCTTGGGGATCTCGTACTGGTCCTTATGCACTTGGAAGTAATCGTGATACTAATGTGTTTGGTAATTATCGACTAGTATTGCCCTCAACTGAGGCCGATCTATTCATCTCTTTTGGTTTTGGTGTGCCAGCTCTTCCGTCCGGAAATTTTCAGAACCAACTTATTGCACTTAATGATAGTAGCAATAACCAGATCTGTGCTCTTTGGGTACAATCCACAGGATCAATTGTCCTTGTTGATAATAATGGTAATACTATAGGATCTACACAAGGTCCAGTTATTGTGGCTAATAACTGGCATTTTATTGAATTTAATTTTAATCAATCTGCACAGACATTTACACTAAGAGTTGATGATGCTAGCGCTACTAATACTCCTGTTATAGCAGTAACAGGACTGTCTCTGACTGCACCTTGTGCTCAGATAATTGCTTTAGCAATTCCTATAAGTAGTGCTGATCCAACTTCCGTACAATCATGGATGGATGATCTATTTATTCGTAATAGTGCTGGTAGTGTAAATAATAGTTGGCTAGGTGATCGTCAGATTGCAACTCAATTTCCTGATGCAGACACACCGACTTCTGGATGGACACCTAATTACTATATGCAACTTGGTGCCGGAATTCTTTCTGTATCTGGTGGTGCCGCATGGGCTAATAGTACGTCTTTTCAACAACTAGGTTCTGGTGATTTTACAATAGAAGGTTTTATTAGATTTCAATCTCTTCCAACAGGCAGTAATAAGGCTGTAATATTTGGAAAGTTTGATGAGACTAATAATCTGAGAAGCTATGAGCTATTTCTAGGTTCTCAAGCACTGAATGGTAGCAGTCTTTGTTGGCAGACATCTACAGATGGAACTAATTCAACTGTTGAACAGTCTATTGTGTACCCATTTGTCCCAGATTTGGACACATGGTATAATATTGCCATTGTCCGAGCCTCAGGGGAACTTCTTCTTTTTGTTGATGGTATTCAACTAGGATTGCCAATTGCAGATAGTCGTACATATTTTACAAGTTCAACTCCTTTTAGTATGGGCGGACAAGTAGAAACTACAGGACTATTAGCAAATACAAGTATATTCGGTTGGATGGATGAAGTTCGTTTGACAGCCGGTGTTGGCCGTTATACTGCAAATTATACTCCTACTACTGTTGAGTATCCTAGAAATTCATCTGATCCTGATTGGAATGATGTTGCTATTCTTTGTGGTTTTGATTCCCTGATACAAGATGAAAGTATGCATTCTACACCAATGTCCTCTTCTAATGCAAGTCAACAACTTGTGCTAGACGGGCCGCTAATTGGTGTATTCTCGACTGTAGATAAACCTATCCCAGACGATAATACTTTTGTATCTGCCCCTTTTATTGCTGCTACAAGTATTCTTACTATGACTGCACAACCCAGTGCAGGAAATACTGTGACTGTAGGGACTAAGAATGGATCTACTGCTGCTGTGTATACCTTTGAAACTGCCTTGACTGCAGCATTCCAGGTTCTAATTGACACGTCTTTACAGCAGACTTTGCAGAATTTGTTTAATGCTATCAATGCCGGTCCCGGTGCTGGTACTAAATATGGAACTGGTACTACATCAAACTTTAATGTCATTGCCAGTCAGCTGCCTACTGGTCAAATGCAAGTTATTGCTTTGTTACCTGGTACTGGTGGTAATAGTATTGCTACGTCGAGTTCAGGTATAACGGGATCTTGGGATGGTTCGACACTATCTGGTGGGTTAAATATCCCAGGCCCTACTAATTTTAGTATACAAAGACTGCCCCTCGACACAACAATTGTTAGTGCTATACAGATTAATACTAGAGCATTTAAGTCAGATAGTGGTGTTGGTACAATGAATACAGCTCTTGTTGGGGCTCTTGGGGGTACTACTGCAGGCCCTACTCATGCTCTTACACTGACTCCTGTATACTATGGGGATATATACGAAACTGACCCTGACACAAGTGGTCCTATATCTCCCACTACACTAACTAATGGTGCTATACAGATCAATAGGGACACATAATGAATGTCGGCGTTTTCCACCTCTATTTCTCAGGAATTAGTATTTTCTGCGATAGAGAAAACAACATATCCAAAAACCTCCCAAGCGTCTGTTCTAGTTGCTTTTGGTCCACCACAAACTAAATTCGGATATGGTTCTCAACAGGTTGTACTTGCAGCTATATCAGGCCAGGAGACCAATGTGACAGTAAATATTAGTCAAGCTCCAATGCTAATGGCTTTTGGTAGTGGTGTTCCTAGCACGGCATCAACTGCTGCCTGGACATTTGTTCTTGATGGGCATAGATTCTATGTTCTACCTCTAGGTCCTGAGGGTGATTGGGCATATGATATGACTACACAGGAATGGTGCCAGTTGCAATCTAACGGTTTCCCTGGTATGAATTTTACTCATGGTGTTATGTGGGGTTTACGTGTAATTGGTGGAGATGCTCTATATACATATCTTTATGAACTAGACCCAAATCAAGGACTTGATGAGGGTTGGCGTGAAGTAGTCCATATGGTTACTGGTGGTATACCCACTCGTACTCGTTCTGTAATTGGTGTTGCCAACTTTACACTTACAGCAAGTGTCGGTGATGACACAGCAGATGATATGGCTATTAGTCTTGCCTATAGCGATGATAATGGTGCTACTTGGTCACAAGAGTTTGATATACCTTTGACGGATCAAAGTACACAAATGGTCATTTGGAATTCTCTTGGCAGTTTCGCAGCACCCGGTCGTGTGTTCAGAATAACTGATAGTTCAGGTCCAATTCGACTTGATGGTGCTGATGTAGTTTTGACAATTGGTAGTGGTGCTGATAGTGGTCAACAATCCGACGGACAGGCAGCACATTGACCGCCCCACAAGATACTGGACCTCTCGATTGGCGTATTGGAATTGTAGACGCAGCCACAGGCAGACCAACCCCAGAGTTTCAACGTAGATGGGCAATACAACGTGGTAATAACAGTCTTATTGGATCTGTACAAACAGGTAGTGGTGCTCCGACAAGTCCTGCAACACCAGAGGGTGCTCTCTATGTAGATGAGAGCTCAACACCTCTTACGCTATATATGGTGGATAATGGATCGTGGGTTACAGTTGGTGTCTATAAATTTACAGACTTAAAAGACGTACCAAGTTCTTACGCAGGAAGTGCTGGTGAACTGGTTCTAGTTAATCCCGGAGCAACTGGATTAGAATTTGGTAATATTTCTTCCATACTAGATAATTTTGGAAGTGTCCAGGGCGATATTCTTTATCGTAATGCAACTCAATGGGTTGTCCTTCCTCCTGGTACTGCTG